ATTCGTCTTTATATTTTCTTATAGACTGCTCACCTCTAGCGTATAGTCTTAATTTATGAAAGTCATTATAGTTTGCTGTGTACCTACTAGATCCTCTGTCGTGATTAAACCACTCTTGTTCTATAGCTTTGGCTACTTTTAAACCATAATCATAACTAAGCTTTTCAGCGTCGCTTACTGTTTGACTTGGAAAATAACTACTACTAGAATATGCCATATTTATTTTATTATTTGTGAATTCGTTCCACTGTTGTTATACTTAGAAACGTTTATGTTTAATTTAGGTTTTTCAACCTTAGCGTTTGGCGCGTATAAATGCCTGTTGTTTGCCATAATAGCTAAACCAGAACTTATTGTTGCGTCAAACTTTGTTCTTTTATTTATATCAAATTTACCCCAATCGTTTAACAAATCATTAAAGTATAAATCACCAAAACTACCATTTGTTTTCATACCAACATGGTCTTGTATGTACATCTCAATAGCAGCTGCGTGAGCTTGTTTTATGTCTTCGCTTGAGTTTGGTATACCACCTATTTCTTTTTCTGCTACAGATAATTTATTCCAAACTTTATCAGGCCTGTTCATACTAAAACCTCTATATCCTCTACGTCGTAAATAATACAAAAGCCTAGGTTTGTTGTTCTCTGCTAGTATTGGCATACCATAAAACACTAACGCCATTAATACATCTTCAAAGAATATTTCAGCTGTAGGTGGTCTTGATAAGTATTCTAAAAAGAAGCTATTCGCAGGAGCGTCCTCCATACTAAACCTGGTTAAGCCGTGTAATGCTCCTTTAGAACCTTCTCCATCTACAGTTCCTGATATATCATAGGAGTCACAACCAAATGCTCCCATGTGTTCATTACCAGGATATTTTATACCGTTTTTGAGTACCACTCTATTTTGTAATTGCTGAGGCGGAACCCAGCTAAGTTTAAATCTACCTTTTGGATCTGGGTAAAATATTACTTGAGAATCTTTAACACCATTAACCCATTGAAAGTTGCCTGTTGTAACACCTAATGTTTTAGACATCTCTTCGTTATAATCTATCTGCTCGTATATTTTTACTAAATTAAATATACTGTTTTTTGTTTCGTCTCTAAAAGCGTGTTCAGTTGTTCTTGGAAACTGACGATAAAACTCGTTCAAAGCATCTTGATCACCTTTTAAACCATCAGCTTCATTTTGCCAGTTATCTATTACGCCTACGTCTATTAGTTCACCATCTGGGGCGAACACATCGCTGTCAGGAGTAGCGAATACTGGAATTCCGAACTCATCAATAAATCCTTCGTAGTTCCACTCCATTGGGATAAACAAAGAGTATAAACCAGATTTTGTCTGACCATTTCTATTTCTTTTAGTGACATCTGATGCATTGTATAATTTTTTAAAGTTATCACCTCCTTTGTCTAAAGCGTTTGACGTTGAACCCATCATGCATTTACCAATAATTCTACTACCTAACCTTAAACATGTTTTTGTAACACGCCAGTTGTTTAATATATTATCAGGTCTTTCCCACTTACCACTTTCGTCGTGTACTAATAACGCTAATTTTTCACCATCATAGCTATTGTCGCCTGTATTTTTCCAATCAATAGTAGTATCTAAACCTTCTAGTTCTTCTAGCTTTTCGTTTGTTGTTATTTTTTTTCTTGTAAACTTACTTGCTGGCACTCTATAAGCAAGTTCTGTTTTTGGACGATCCATACCATCTTGTATTGGTTTAAAGAAAAATGGATAATTAATACTAATAGGTACAACTTTATCTGTAAACATTTTCTTAGCATCACTACCTGTTTTAGAAAGTATCCCATATCTACTATCACTTGAAATAGTAGCTAAATTAACTGTTTCTGCAGATGACATAAAAGAAAAACCAGATCTTCTGTTCTTTAGGTAACACATACCATAACATCTTTTATCTGCCTTACACGCTTCCCAGAATATAAAAAACAATCTATTTGCTTCTCTAAAATCTGGTGCACCTACATCTATTTTACTCCATTGTAAGTACATATAATGTGTGCCTGTTATATACGTTGGCTTGCCGTTGTTTGTAAACCAAAACCCTTCGTCTCTTCTTTTAAACTCTTCATCTATATAGTCATACCACTGCTCTTTGTTTTCGTCAGGATAATTTCTCCAATCAAATATGTTTTTTATTCTAGCTAGTTCGTTTGGATACTCTATTTTTTGCCATTTGTTTTTGGAGTGCATGTACACTGATTTCGGTTCAGCCGGCAACCCAATTCGCAAATCTTGTATCTCCAGTATCTGTCCAATTCGCCCAGTTTTAGAGATAACCACGATGTCATGTTCTTTATTATATCCATATTTCCATTTTTTAGATTTGTTAAGCCGACTAATAGTCGTGCGTTTAATAGGTTCTATTATTTTAACTAAACTTTGCTCGTACATTACTTAGATCTATCTTCTGCGAATCCTTTAAAAGCTTTTTTCTCTGTCTCTTTAGATGCCTTGCCCTCAAGTAACTGTTCTTCTTCTTGAATTCTGTTAAGTATTTCAAATGCGTCAAATATAGCTAGTTTTTTAGTAGCTGCTGCATTTTTAAGTCTATCTGCTGATATGTCATCATCTGAATCTACAATAGGTTCTTTTGCTACTTTGATTAATTCATCAACCGCTCTTTGCCCAGCTTGGATTATATTCTTCTTCGTTTCCTTGATATTCATATTTAATTGTAATAAATTTAGATAAAACTCTATATAGTCTTTCACCGTCAACTATAAATTCGTATTCACTATTTGGCGTAAAACCAACTAGGTTGTTTACCTCTATAGTGCCGTCTGAATATTTAACAACACCTTGTAAAGGTTTTTCAGATTCAATGTTAAATTGATCTACAGCTTTTAAAGGTTTTACAAAACAATAACCTTTTGGAGCTATCCACTTTTTATTTTTTTTGTATAAAAAAATTTGATCGTAGTTTACAAAATAAGTAGATTCATTAAAATAACTTCTACTGTTTTTTTCTACACCTTTAACATCGTGCCATCTTCTAAAAACATTATGATGTAGCACAACAGTATCGCCAGCTTGTATTTCAGTATCGCCTATTATAGGTGTAGATACAACAACCGCTTCTCTATTTACATATTGATGATTAAATATTTCAGTATTAAGTATTAAATCTGAATCACCAACTTTTTTAGTATTATTGTATCTACTTCCTTTTGGCGTTACAACAAAGTTGTAAACGCTTTTCATTAGTACTCTAAGTTATATTCTACAGAAACAGCCATGTTTTTATTAAAGTCTTTCCATGGTAATACATCTTTATTTTTTTTGATATAAATAGAATACTTTTTTTCTTCTTCTATTATATCACAAATAGTATGTCCACCGTAAACTTCTTGACCAACTGAATAATGCATTGCATCATTTTTATAATCTTTACCTACAGATATTTTACGAATTAATTTTCCCATTTTATTCTTTATAGTTTATAGTACCATCTTGTATGTCAATATCAAATGTACCGTATTCTTTTTCTAATTCGTTTTGTAGTAAAGTTAATTTATCTCTATGAGCAGCTATACCGTGCATTAACTCATGTTTTTTAACCTCCATAGAACCTATTTCTAGTTGTGCTCTATTTATGTTATTTACAGTATTTTGCACGTCTTCTAACTGCTTGTCAGTAATTTTAATAGGTTTAATTCCTTTTAATTCTTTAATTTTTCTACTTGTTCCTTTTACTTTGCTTGTTGCCATTTTATTTAATTTAAGTTAATTTTAATATTTATATTTTAAGATATATAATCTTGTGACCAAGTGTTTATTAAGCCTCTTTCAGTGCTTGTTAACTGTCTATCCCAAACAAGAAGTTGTTTTAACGCACCAGTAAGAGTGTCTGCAGTTGCTCTTCTTCCAAATTGTTCTATTACAAAGTCGTTTCCAGCACTTGATTCAGTGTCGGTTTGTGCTGTGTTGTTTATAAATAATGTTAAATTACCAGAATCATCACAAGTTAACATTACAGACACAAAGTCATCAT